TCCAACAACATTATTTCAAGCTTTAAAATATTTAAATAGAACGGTTGGTATCTTTAATGGGATTCCAGCAATATATTGCTCTACCGATAAAACCCAACCCCAAAATTCTATAATTAATATAAAAAATTTAACGAGAAAAATAACATCTTCTCATAAATTTACAGTTTGGCAATTAGCTACAGGAATTGATAATAGTGAGATAATTAAAAAATCAGGCGATGGAAAAGTTTACTATACGTTAAATCCTTTAAAAACCACATATAGTGGCAGTTCAACATTCGCAGCAATTGCTCCAACTGTAAGATATATTGCTAAACCAAAGGATACACTATTTACACAATTTGATATAGACCTTGAGACATTTGCTAAAAAATATGGCATTATTTCAAAAACAGATAAAATTTTCTTTGATAAGGCTGATATAGATCCAAAAACCAGAATTTTATATTCAAAGGATCATACTGGAAATGATGCGTCACAGGCTTATATTAATTCCAATCTTTCTAAAGCAATTTCAGAATTATCTACAGTAACATTGGGAGTTGAACAAAATTTAATGCTATTCAATCTAATGGAAGTAGGTGAAGCTGTACAACTAAATTCTAAAATGACCACAGTGTCTGACCTAACAGGAAAATATATTCTTAAAGCAAGTACATTAGATTTTGTCAAATCAAGAGACTGGGAATCAAGTGCACGTCTTTACTTAATTAGAACCAATAAGACTATAAACTAATAAGAACAAATAATAAAGGAGAATAGTATGTTATCAATTGCTAAAAATTCTAAACAACTCGGACAAATTGCGGATGAGTTTGTTGCAGAATTTTTAAAATGCAAATCGAGTTTTAATTACTTTTGTAGAAAGTATGTGTTTATTGAATTGCCAGGAAAAGATCAATTATTACAACCATATAGAAAGCAGGTTGAATTAATTGATACAGTTGAAAGATATAAATATGTTTTGGTTCTTAAAAGCAGACAAATTGGGATCTCGACTATCATTCAGGCATACTCAGCGTGGCTTGCAGTATTTTATAATAATGTAGTTATAGGAATTATTTCAAAGGACTATAAAGAAGCCACCGACTTTGCTAGAGCAATTAGAGGAATGGTCGAGAAACTTCCTGATTGGATGAAACCTCTTGGAGGACTTCTTGGAAGAGGATTCGCAAAAAGAGCAGAACAATCATTTATTCTTACAAATGGAAGCAAGGTTTATGCTTCACCTGTTAACCCAAATGCTCCAGATAAAACACTTCGTGGTAAAGCAATTACTTTATTAGTAATTGATGAGGCAGCATTTGTTGGTCATATTGATTCAGCGTGGACTGCCATGGTTCCTGCTTTATCAACCAATCAAATGCACGCAAGAAAAGCTGAAATTCCATATGGTACAGTTGTTCTTTCAACTCCAAATAAAACCATTGGTATTGGTCAGTGGTATTTTGAAAAATATATGAGAGCAATTTCAAGGGAAGATATTTTTCACCCATTTGTTATTCACTGGAAAATGATTCCTGAACTTGCTGATGATCCTCACTGGTATGAAACACAACGTAAATTATTTAATAATGATTCTAAGAAAATAGCTCAGGAATTGGAGTTAAAATTCTTACCTGCTGAGGGTTCATTCTTTGAAGCAGATACTGTTGAAAAGATGCAAGCATCATGTATTAAACCAGTTGAAAGACTTAAAATATTTAATGGTGAAGTATGGAAGTTTGAGGATCCGATACCTGGAGTTCATTATATAATAGGAGTTGATACAGCTCCAGAACATGGAAATGATATGTCAGCAATCACAGTATGGAATTATGAAACTCTAGAACAGGTTTGGGAATACCAAGGAAAATGTAGGGTTCTTGATTTTGTTAAAGTTGTAAAAGTAGCTGCAACACAATATCCTGGAACATTGGTTGTAGAATCAAACTCATATGGTAATCAGGTTGTTGAACACATTTATAGCAGTGAATATTCAACAATGATGTATAAAGAAAAAGTAGGAAAAGATACGTTGAAACCTGGATTATCAACAACTGTTAAAACGAGACCTCTAATGATTGATGCCTTATATTCATATATGACGCAATATCCTGAAAGTATAAGATCAGAAAGACTTGCTCTTGAATTAACTGGGTTGGTTTCTAAAACAAGCGGAAAAGTCGAAGCTGATACAGGATGTCACGATGATTTAGCACTATCTGCAGCTATTTGTATGTATGTCAGAAAATACGATCCGCCTGTATTACTTGATTCTAAAAAGTATGCATCCCTATCAGGTGAAATGATGGATATAGTAGGGATGAATATAGAGGATAAAAATGGTGTGTTTACAAACCATGGTATTATGAAACAAATTAAAGAAAACGAGCAAACTGGATTCGTTGATACACTACAGTTCTTTAGAGAATAATAAGGAGCAATGATGGATGATAAATACTTAAAAGAGTTATTTTCACTACCAATAGGTTTAAATGTTGCCCTAAAGATTGGAGGTAGTAAGTTCTATACTTCCGAAAAACTTAAAGAAAGTTTTATCACTGCGTTTAGAAAATCAAGTAGAGGTAAAGATATAGCGGATGATATTCAAACCATGGTAGAAAAAGGAACGATTGTTCCATGTTATAAAACTAAAGGTTTATTGAAATTCTTTGTAAAGAGAATGTTTGGAAAAGAAGATAAAGACATATTAGCAATGTATTATATCGCTGAAAAACGAATCATTATTCTTATTGATAATAATATAAGTATATTTGGAACTGCTTCAAATAACGAACTTGTTTCAACAACTATGCATGAATGTATGCATTTAGCAGCTGGAAAAAATTTAAGAAAGTTTCTATCAACCTTTAGTCCTCTTTTAAGAAAATACTATGGAAACTTTTTTAAAGAAATATTCAATTTAAAGTCTACTCCAAAAGATTTAGATAAGGTTATAGGTTTTATGTCAGTATTAGATACTGCAATTGGGAGATCAAATATAAATAAAAGTCTTACAAAATATTTTTATTTAATTGAATCTGCTTTTAAACCTTATACAGCATTAGAAGAACCTACTTTTATGAGAATACTAACTGACTATATTGTAGCAATTAAAATTATAAATTTAAACTTTAACGCATTTGTAAGAGTATATAGAAAATACTCTAACTTTTTAAATGCATTAAGTAGAGCATATAAAAGTTCATTTGGAAAAAGAAATACAATAACAGGTATATATCAAGAACTGTATTCTGTTTCTGAAGTAATATGTGTTGTTGCTGAACTTTTTCCAAAAGATCCAAAGATTAAGAAAGCGTTTCAAATGATGGCTAGAGGATAAAAACCATGCCCGATAAACCCATAGAACCAGGTAGTATTACACAAACCGCTGATTCACAGAATGAAAGAATTTCTGAGGTCAGTAGTGTTGCAAATACTGTCAACGAAATGCAGAGAGAAGTAGATACCCGTCTAACTGAAGTTGAACAAATGGCGGGCGATACAGAAGCTATTGGTGAGGTTCAAGCTGCTACTGTTGGTATCCTTCATAAAATGAAAGAAACTATGGGCTCATTTGCTCAAGGTATCAATGCTATTACATTAGGAACTGCAACAGCTACAAAAGATGCAATTGCACAATACGGAAAAGCTATTTCTGAGGATATTAGTTATAACAAACAAAGTGTAGTTGCTATGGCTTTATCTAGAAGCACTCCTATCTTTGGTTATTTTGCAGCTAAATTTATGGAAACGGATGTTTTCCAAAAAGCTAAAGCAAAGATGGCAGAGTCTGTTAAAGGTGTATTTAGTGGTATTGGAAAAACAATTGGAGGCTTCATTAAAGGTAGGAAAGAGGGAGAAGAAGAAGTCCCTAAGGTGCAAAGGGGTGGATATGTCAAAAAAGGAGGTTTAGTTGAAGTCCATGCCGGAGAAATTGTAGCTCCAATTGAAAAAGTATTAAGTAGGGTTGATGAGAGTATTGGCGCAGTTAAACAAATAGGGGTATCATTTAAAAAGGCTCAACTTAGATCTATGGCAAATCTGGCTGGATATGTTAAAGGTCAAGAACAACTCGGAAAAGTAGGCATATTTAAAGGATTCTTAAGAGCAATGAATCAGGTTCAAACACAATACGAAGAACCCGCTCAAATAAGAATGCTTAGAGCTATCTTATCAATTCAGGATACGCTTGGTGCAACAATGGGAACATGGCAACAAGTATGGACTAAAATGCTTGTTGAACATCCAACATTTAGAAATATTATGTTTAGTTTAAGAGGTTTATCTTCTGCTTTTACATTCCCTGGCAAAATAGCTTACTCTGTATTTAAAGCAAGAGGAGGATATAAAAGTCAATTACCAAATGCTAAAAATCCATTTGAAAATATTAGTCTAATACTTGGTCTATTGTATGCTGAAAGCATGCATAGATTAGATAATATTGTTTTAAATACAAGACACACAGCTTGGGCAACCAGAGATCTATCAACATATGTAACAGGTAAAACATATCCACCACTGATTGGGACGCAAAAAACATTGTGGTCTATAATGGGCGTAGCAAGAAAAATGTTAAATGTTGGTATTAAATGGATGCCTGCTGTTATAGCTGGTGGTATTGACATAATGTTTGGTGGTTCTGGAAAATCAGGATGGAAATCAGGGAAATCAGTTGGCGAGTTCTTTTCAAAAGAAAGAAAACTATGGGGATCAGCTTTAGTTAATTCCTTAATGGATATGACTGCTGGTGGAAAAATGAAAAAATCTTTATATGGAGAATTGCCCGATACAGATACAATAAAGGAACAATTACCAGAAACTACTGATGATGCACCAATTCCTGTTAGAATAGTATCACAAGGTAAAGAACTTAAGAAAATTGAAGATAAAAAATGGAGATCAGAACAGAAAGGTGAAAGTGATCTTTTAAGTGGTGTTAATAATTTATATGCTGCAAATGTAAAACAACATAAAAGGTCATTTAAAGTTCAAAAAGCAACTGCTAAAGATTTAGATCAAATGAATAAACGTGGAAAAATGAAAACCTTTATGGATCTTATTATGAAAGGTCTTGGTGCCGCAGGTAGTTTGATTTCAGGTCTGGTTTCGAGTCTGATTGGTCCTTTAATGGGATTCCTTGGATTAAAATCAGGTGCTTTCAAATTCTTGACGAGTGGTGCAACATTCGCTAAATTTATTGGACCTGTTGCTGGAGTTCTAGTCGCAGCAGGACTTGGGGTTGCAATCGGTACCTGGTTGAACACATATATAGGACCGTGGTTAAATAAGAAATGGGATCAGATGTATGCTGAGAATAGAAAAGCGGCCAAAACAGTACTAGAAAAAACACAAGCTGAGTCTAAAATTGCTAGAGAAACAGAAGGGGTAGCTGGCCTTCAAGCTAGATATAAAACAGCACTTACTGCTGGATTGAGAGAAGGTCAAAAAGTTCATGGAATGGATCCTAAACTAGCAATGATAAAACAGGGTCAACAAGAATTTTTTGATGAAAATATTAGTAGTTATCTTAAATATCCTGTTGATATGATTGCACCTTGGAGAAAAGCGTGGGCATCAGATCCACTGGGTTATGGAGGAGCAGGAAGATTTCAGGTATTTGGTTGGGGACAAGATCCTGTTAAGTATGGTAGAAAAAGAGAAGAACAATTTTTAGAATGGTTAAATGCAAATAAAACTGAATTAACTCCAGCACAAATGGCTGCCCAAGAAAAAGAGTGGACTAAAAAGGTAAGAGGTGCGAAAGGAATGACAGTTGCAACAATGACTGATGCAGCCAAACGAGCTCTTGCAGCAGCTAAAGCGAAAGGTATTCAACTTTATGATCAAGCTGGTAATCTTATTACTGATACATCTGAATATGCTAAAACAAAAGGTGCTAAATTTTATGATAAAGCAGGTAATGTTATTACAGATGTAACCTCAATAGCTAAAGATTATGCAGCAGATGCAGGAGCAAAAGCAGCAGGAGCTGCTACTGCTATGAGTAAGTACGCTGATCAGACTGGTAAAGCAATAAAAGATATGGGTAAAAATTTCAGCGAAACTGTAGGAAGTCAATCTACAACTTTAGTTAACACAATTACAGATAGTTCACAAAAGATAGTAAACACAGGTGGTAGAGCAGGAGCAAATTTATATCAAGATCTTAAAAAAACAGTAATAACTGGAAAGGTGGATATGGATACATTAGAGTTATTTTGGGATTAAGGAGATAAAGAAAAAATGGCAAACGATGCAGTAAAAAAACGAAATGCTCAATCAGAGACTTCTGGTTTAGTTGAGTTAGATTTTATTTTTGGAATGCCTCCGACTGATATGATACCTGAAACAAATCAGATTATTAAAAACTCAATGCCAATTGCTAAAATATATCCAGGGGTTCCATCCTTTAGAGAAGGTATGGATTTATTTACGAGACTACCAGCCTTTAATGCACCGATGAGTTCCCCCAGTAATAGAGCAGCCAAATCTTCAACTCTATACTACCATCCACTATTACAATCTCATGGTTTTAAAATTACTGAAAGAAGTCACGTTGAAGTTGCATTTCTAGCTGATAGTTTTCCTACTGACTCATTTACAAATGAATATGGAGAAAACTTCTTACAAAAACTTACAGACGTTGCGTCTGAGGGAGCAGCATCTTTAGCTCAAATTGCTGGTGGAAGAAGTGTAACTGAGGCATATACCAATTATGCTACAGCTTTATCGCAAAAAAAGGGAGTGGTTGGAGGGCTTGGCAAAGGTGCCTTAGCAGCAGGAAATGTAGTACGAGATTTATTTAGTGCTTTACCTGGAGGAGCACAAGGAGCTGTACATACAGTAGATAAACTAATGGCAGGCGGAAGAATAGATTTCCCAATGGTTTGGAAGTCAAGTGGGTTTCAACCTTCATATACAATGACCGTTAGACTTTATAATCCGTATCCTGCAAGTCCAGAATCAACTAAAAAATATATTATTGGACCCATCGCAGCATTAATGCTTCTTGCTACTCCACTTTCAGACGATGGAAATACTTATAGCTGGCCATTTATTCATCGAATAGAATCCCCAGGAATTTATGATCTTGACCCAGCATTTATTTCAAATATTACAATTGTTAAAGGAGGAGACCAACAACAAATTGCTCAGAACCAATCTTTAGCAATGGTGGATGTAAGGATAGATTTTGGAAGTTTGTTTAGTAGTATGCTAGCATCTAATCAGGATGTAGCAAAATCAAGACCAACTCTAAAAAAATATTTAAAAGGGATGGAATCCAGAAAATCAATTACAGACCGAAAGGGGCAAATAGAAAGAAACCCAAAGGTTGTAGAATCGCCAACTGTAAAAATTCCACAAAAGATTAAAGAAAAAACACAAGATCAAAAGTCAAATCCATTCGACAGAGCGATCAGCGCTCTTTCAAAAGTTACAGGACTTGTTGCCGGACTTGCTGCTTTACAAAAAGCTCTAGCAGCAGCAAAAAAACAACTCGACTCATGTACTTCCGGTGATACTACTTGTATAGTAGACGCTCAAAATTCAATAAATAGAATAAAGGCTCGTATTAAAGATTTAACATAGATTATTTCTTAACACTATAGTTAAGTAATATGCTAGGAAGGTATTAATAATGAATTGAGTTTGGGTTGTGTATGAATCATATACATCTTTATGACCAGCATCCTCTAAAACTTTGATAAGAAGGATATTGACCTGTTGTTTAAAATAAACATTTGCTCTAGTTCTTTTAACTGCCATTAACTTCTTAATATACGGATAAAACTTATTCCCACATATAGACGAAACATCCGGCAAACCTTTTACAAATAATTGAAGGATCATTCTAATATTATCAGTATATTTTTTATTAATTAATTTTTGAGTTATAATTGTAGCTATTGATGTTTTAATTTTACTTATTTTTTTAGATTCTTCTAATGCTTTTTTATCAATAAGTTTATAAACTACAAACTTTTTCACAATTTCATCAATTGATTTCTTTCCTCTCTGACCAATTTTCACTTCAGGTCTATAATCTTCTTCATCACCTGTTGGCTCTTCATATGTTTTTACTATATCTCCTTTTTCTTTGACCTTGTAGTAATTCTCAACAAAACTTTTAATACTTTGTGAAACTCTAGTTCGAGATACTACTTGAAACTCTACAATTTTATCTATATCCCACTCAAGAATTCCTTCTGCATATTTTCTGTTTGCATGAACTTCTCTTGATAAATAATATAAAGCATTTGAAATTGTTTTTTCTCTGGCAAATAAATGAGTCTTAGTTAAACCTTCAAGGGTTTGTCTAAAAATATCCGGGTTACAATATTTTAACTGTTTATGCATAAGTCGAGAATATTGCACTATAATATGATATAAAACTATCGAATGAAACCCGGCTTTGTTTCTTTTCTTTAGGAATAAGTGCATAATTAAGATTAGAAGGTTGGTGGCTTTATCTTGATAAAATAGCCATTTTTGCGCTTTGCTTCCTTTGTAAGATCTCTTAACAAATTCTTTAAAATCTTTATCTTTAAGATTCATTAAATTTAGAAGTTCAAAATAGAATTTCTTTGTTCTAGGATAATAGCAAGGTTCAGATAAAGCAGATAAATCTTTAGCCGCTAACCTCTCTATTGCTCTTCGTAATTGTGGTAAGTTAACTTTTGCTTTACTTAAAATTATATCCATAATTAGAATATCCTAATTGAAATATCATCTTCTTCAAAGAACACATACTCCGGACCGTATGATAACAATTGTTCTTGAGTAAAATCATTAATATCAAAATCAAAGAAAATACTAGATTCTGGTGTAATCAATCTACAATGCTCAACCCCAGTAACTTCTTGCACAACATCTATTATTTCTGAACGATATAGGTCAATATTAATTCCAAATCTATCTTCAAAGGCACTTAATAATGCACTCTTTATGGAGTCACTTAACTCTGTTGTTGACCCTGTATATGTAGAAGTCTTAAAAACGTCAAGAGAAATCTGTAAAGGAATGGCATATGCTGGAACAATCCAACCTGCTTCAGCGTATAAATACTTAAGATTTTTATTAGTTACAAATGCCATTTGTTCCGTCTTAGGAGTTGTAAAAACCCAAGTGACTGCTGTTGCATCATTACAAGTAGCAATATCATTATCATGACCTAACCAAGCACCTGTTCCATTTAATACAATATAACGATCAGCAAGACTACATGACGTGGGAGGATCGGACAGTATATCAATAACGGAAGGAATAGTAACTGGATTAAGTTGCATATTATTCATCTGACCGGTTGTATTTGCAAATTTCAAATTAACAAAATCAGTAAGCATTTTATAATCTTTAAATGTAACTGTAGATAATAAAACTTGCATAGTTTGTGTTTCAAAATCTCGTTGATTGATTCCGTCGTAATACTCCTTTTCAACGGTAGGTATATCATAAACAACATAGGATGTTCCATCTGTTACTGCATCTGACATTACAAAATCTTTTAAATCTTGTCTGAATATAAACGTTGCTTGATACTGTGCAATTAAACCCTCGGTTGGATGTGAAATTGTAAAATAATACGTATTCTCATTGCTTGGAATTACGGTATTATCAGGAAATATAAGAATAAACTCAGTTGCTGAAGAATCATTTACCATATTATATTTAGCGCCTGTTTCTAATATTTCCATCTCACATTCTGCCAAGTCAAAGTCAACTTCATCAGAATGATATGACAAATGAAACGTTGCCCCACCTCCCTCTCTTATAGCATAAAATAGGTCGGAATATAAATTATATGTAGAACCATAACTAGTTACTAATGTAGGAACCTGTTCAACTTCAAACATAATATAAGTATAATCTGCAACCGAATTAATTATATCAATGCTCATATCGTATAGAGTATAATATTCATCTCCGTCTTGGGTTAATATTGTGTTCCTTGGAATAAATGTTGTTGCTGGGAAAGTATACTTTATATTTCTTGTGGGAACTATATCATCTAAAAATAGTAATGTAGTAAAGAGGGTAATTTCATTAACTGTAAGATCAGAACGTTTTAACACAGGTAAAGAATTTTGTCCTAAAGGAGAACCATCAATAATAACGTCTGCATTTTGATAGTCTTCTTCACTGATTAATCTCTCTAAAGCTGTAAGGTTTATAATCGAGTTTCTTCGTATTTCCTCAAGTGACTCTTCGTCAGATCCCCCTGTAGCTGGTTGTAAATTTGTAACAGTATATTGGACTACTTCTGTAACTCCGGCTAATGTAGTGTTGTAAATTCCTTCTCCAGTATTAAGTTTACCAGTAATAATATTTCCATCAACACCATCAGTTAGTTCAGTTGTAACCTCAATTTTACTTCCAGCATCAGGTTGAACCCCAATTAAACCATTTCCAAATGTTATTGTTAAACCTGTATCTGTTCTTCTAGCAATATATCCCTTTGTATTTTCATCCATAAGAAATAGACTACTAACTTGAATCCATTGTTCAGAACCCGCTGCTGTTGGAGGTGTAACATCAACATCTAAAGAACCAATCTGTCCAGGCAACGGAACGTCAATTGTTGAAAATTGGTATGTTTGTAAATCTTCAGATATAATAAATTCATCTTCCTTAATTTCAAATTGTCTAACAGGAAGAGAAAACGCAAATTCGTTCGCATCAATATCTATAGTCACGGGAACATCAAATGTACTATTTCCTTGCTGTCTTATTATTCTAACAGAAGCGTTATTTGTAACTGTAATTGTAGTAATATAATCTGTACTAAAAAGTATATCACCCTCACCTTTAAACTTAAATCCTTCTGGTATTGCAAATTCTGTATTAGCATCGTCAAAACCAAAAGGCATAACAATAAAAGCATTGACAGTAGAAGCTGAAGCATTACTTCCATTATATCCTAAAAATGCTGCTAAATTTAAAATAGATTCTGGTAGTTGCGCCCTAGTTAAGAAAAACTCCTTATATGTTGAAACCTGATAAAACATTACGTTTGTAGTTATAGTTGAAAGGATTTCAATAATAAATGAGTTCCAAGATGACTTCGTTAAATCCACATTCTCTAGTTCCATATATGACTTATAAAGTTCAATAATTTGGTTTCGTATTTGATCTCTAGAAGCCCAAATTTGTTGGGAAGCTGGTGTTTCTGCCATATTAATTCTCCATTTTTAACAAGGTGCAACTACATTATTAATAAAATAATAACCGCTGTTTATATCATACATAGTATCTTTTAATCTATCCCTTAATATTTTATTTTTAGCTAAAAGTCTAGTTAAAAACTCAGCTTGTTCTATTGTGTGAATTTTTTTATCATAATCATAAAAAGTAAAAGTCTTAACCACTTGCAGATCTAACTGAGTTGTTGTTACGCTTTGCTCGACTTCTATCTTTAGTTTCCAGAAAAGTCTATCAGCATTTACTGATTTTTCAACTCCTGTTACAGAGAATACTGGGTATACATCATTTGTTGGTCTTAAATATGCTTGCTCAAGTTTAAATTTGTCATTGGGTAAAGGAGTAAACCCATATGTACTTGGTATTACAAAAGTAGTTTCGTTTTCTTTTACATAACCAATATCTTGACCATCAAAAGCTGTCGATATTTCATCAGAATAATATACAGGAATCAATAGATATTTATTCCATCTAACTCCAGACAAGTCACCCACTTTTTCATATGCACCACCAAACATATTTTCATCTTCCCATATTGTCTCTTCTTTATCTATATGGTAATATGTTGTAAGAAAGGCAACCACATCTTTACTATAAAAGTCATATACTAGACTTTGATATTCATGTATATATTCATATAGCCGCTCAAATTTTTGGGTAGTCATTATGTTAATTGTCCCTTTTCCAGTATCTCTCTAAAAGTAGTATCATCAAATGAAATACTTATATCTTCTTTTAAACCTTCAAAGTCAACGGTCATCTCAACGCTGAATCCTTTTTGATTTTTAGCTGTAAATACTTGTAAGTTAACTATTGACGCTCGATCATCATATATTCTCAATCTATCTAAAATTTCGGTTTCAATTGTTTCTACACTAATATCATCAGTTGGTTCAAATACTTGTAAATGTAGATCGCTTCCATATTCTGGATCATTGATATAGGTTCTACGAGGGGTCATTAGGATATTGGTCCAAGAATTAATAATAACATTTAAATCATTAATTCTCTTAAAATCTCCTTTTGCAGTTATTTTTGGAAGGTAGTCAAAGATTCTTTTTTCGGAACCTCTAACTTGCTTATTAAATCTATCTAATAAATTTGCCATACTTTACCCCTCTATTTTAAGAATTCCTCAGACATCATTTTTTGCTTTTCTTCTTCAAGATCAGCTTTCCATTTAAGGTAATTATGCATTCTTAGTACTGGCATTACCATTATATCTTGATATGACATCTTACCAACTTCGATACAAGTAAAAATATTTTTCTCCAACGTCTTCCTATACTCGGCCACCGTATCAGACCGAGTGTACCATACGAAAAAAGCTTGATACTAGATCCAAGTTGATTTCTTCCTCAAAACCACAATGGGCACAATTACTTTTCATTAACAGTTTGATTCCATAGTCACCAAATTCTTTACGATATTGTTTATAAATTTCTCTTTTATCTCCAGCCGGAAGACTAAGATATGCATCTCTCACATCTTCTCTACTATTATAGATAATAGCTTTATCAGAAGTTTGATCTTCAAATCTATCAATTACTAAAGTTTCAGTAATAATATCTAAATTTGATTTTGTTGAAAGAGCTAATGTTTTAATAGATACTACCTCATCAAATAGACTTGGTTGTTTTAGAAATACAACAACACCCTTAGAAATGGGAAGTTTAACCGAAACTCGTTTCTCTAGAACATCATCCCCAGGAAATTCATTATAATTAAATGTTGAAGATGCTTTAACTGTAACTGGATATTCTTTTGCACAATTACCGCAAAGAACATCGTAATTTCTTATTTCATCATATGTTATATGGTAAAGTCCATATAGTATTGCATCTCTATCTTTAAGAGTTGTTTGTTTTAACCACGTATCATAATCTGTGATGTCTTCGGGTTTTACCGTGATCGAGTCAAATAAACATTTGTTTAAATGGTCATTAATTTTTGAAGGTGTTAGCAAACTAGATTTTAACCTTTCTTCTTCCTGTACACTTAATGATCTAACATGATATGACCTTTTAGTTTGCGGTGTTATTACTTCATACTCCGGATACTTGATATTAAATCCTTTGAACATGAGTCTATCTCCTTTCCGTTCGCTTTATATTTAGCCTTTTATTTTCGCGGCTTTTGCTTTTAGTTTATCAACTTTCCTTTGAATTGCTGCTTGACATTTCTGTGGATTTTTAGTTTGAGCACAGAATTTTGCCGCTGCTGCTGTATCTTTTGCTTGCGACATTAAAGCTTTTCTCTTGTAATCTGCTATACATTTTTTCTTCTCTGCTCCAGTTCCACGACATGCTTTAGCTGCTTGACCAAAGACTTTCTTATATGTTTTATAACCACCATATATAGCTAATGAAGCAAGCGCTACAGCACCAATAACAGCAGCACCTTTTCCTTCTTTAGTTCCAGCAAATTCTTTAGCTTGCTGTACTAGCGCTTGAGCTTGTTGAGTAGCTCCGGGATATTTGCCTTTAATGCTAGCAATAGTTTTATTCAACCAACCCTCGGGAACTTTCTCTTTACTTTTAGCAATGACTTTCGACATCTTTCCAAAACCACCTTCGTATCCACCGGCTCCTACTCCGCCTTTTTGAGCAATCATTCTCTGCATTTTTGGATCTGTTTTTCTCATAGACTGCGCCCAGTCAATCTTCACTTTATCAGAAACTTTCTTTGCTGTAGCTGCAACTGGATCTGTAACTTTTTTAACAGTATTCTTAACAGTTTTCTTAATCAATCTATCAAGGGCACCACCTTGTGCCCCTTTACCAATATCTGCTTTGATCGCTTTAACAACAGCACTATTTACAACAGCACTACGAACATTTTTCTGTGTTCTAAACAGTTTGGCTGCTACATCTGTCACTTTAAGTTCAACCAGATTATGACTTCCAACCTCATTCATAAATTCCATAACAGGACCGGATGACGAACATATTGGATAAACAGGACCAATCTCGCAGAGGAAAGAAGCGAAAGATTCTGGATCCACAAACTGAGATACACTTTCCCAGTTAAGTAACATTTGTTCTTTTAGTTGCTCAAATAAATAATGCTCTTCAATAGCATCGAATTTTTCTTCTGGAATATTTTCATTAACTAACAACCCCAAAATTTGATAATCAGTTGCTTCATTAATTAAAAAGTTTCTTGTTCTCTCCTTATCAGCTAAAGATAAAGCGGACAACTCAACAATTCCATTTAGTGCTTCTCTTGTTGCCATAAGAAACATGAGCGAGTCACTTACATTTAACTTTTCTAGAAACATTTTTATGGTCTCCTTATTTTAATTTTTTAACTTGCTGATGCGACAGTATCACCGTACTTATTAACAATGTCTGCCTTGATTGCAAAAATCTCATCAGCATATTCTTGACATTTTGCTTTAGTCCAATCT